CGTATCGTGGTGACTATCTGGCTATCGACGGCGTTGCCGAAGTGCTGGAAGCCAACTTGGCCTACGACCACAAGGTTGTTTCGGCTGATCTGGGCGCAGTTATCGACAGCGTTATCGCCTAATTAAGAAAGGGAGAGAGAATGAACCCGACTTATTTTCTCTCCCACTCTTTCGACCCCACTAGAAAACTTTATGTAAAACAAAAAGTTCATCTCGGTAATAGGTGGCGTGAGAGGGGAGAATACTACGATTGGCGCGGGCATGGCGAATCTTATGAGAGGATTTTCAGCCTGTTTAATCAAGACTTCTTTTATCATCAAAAAGATGAAGAAGAGGATAGGGAAGTCTTTGCCGAGGTTCTCAACAAGAACCTTGATGGCATGACCCTTGCAGAACTTCACGCTTACATTGACAAACTTAATGACAAGTTCAAAGAAGTGGCTAAGACTGCAAAAGAATTTCGAGAAAAGAAATGTCCTAAAGTCCCAAAGGATGTTGAGACGCAAGTACGACGGATTAGACTCTGGCGCGATACTTATGGGCAAAGATTTGCATAACAAGAGGGCGACTAGATGGCTTGGTCATATGATCCTACTGATTTGAATACTACGACTGCCTCTGGTCGCCGCAACTCTGTTCGTCTGCTTGTGGGTGACACGGATACGAGTGACCAATTGGTTCAGAACGAAGAAATTACATTTGGCTTGGCTCAAGCTAACGACAACATCTACTATGCTGCTGCTTGGGTTTGTCGTACCATTGCTGCTAAGTTCAGCCGGATGGTTGACACAACCCTTGATGGGGCTTTGAGTGCCAAGTACTCTACTCGCGCTCAACAATATCAGCAACTGGCTGCACAGGTTGAAGCACAGGGCAAGAAGACTTCTGGTAAAGCCCTTGGCGTCTTTGGTGGTGGTTATTCATCGTCTGCGATGCAAGTTGCTAATGAAGACCCGGATCGTGTCAAGCCTGCATTTGCTATTGACCAATTCGATAATGTAGAGGCGGGTGAAGGTTATATCCCCGATGAACCCAATGGCGTTTGACCCCTACACTCTGCGACAGATGATTAAAGAGCATGGCATAGCCCTCACGCTTCGTAAGAGAGCCGCCAGTGCGTATAGTGATGCCACGGGTACTGTGACTACCACAAACACAGACTACGCTCTACGGGGCTATTTCTACGACTATACGCCAGACATGATTGATGGACAGTCGATCCTTCGTGGTGATCGTCGGGTAGTTCTCGACAACAAACTCACCAACGGGTCTGCCACTCCTGAACCTGATGCCACAGACCAGATCATTGGCCTTGGTGATACCGTAAACATTGTCAAGGTTATGGAGATTAAGTCTGGTAGTGGAACCATGTGCTACTTGCTACAAGTGAGGGAGTGACATGGCTCAAAACATACAAAGAAGCGTTACTCAAATTCTCAGGTCCGTAGAAGAGAAACTTGATGAAGTTCGGGACGAGTTTCTGGGCAATATGGCCCGTGACCTTGTTTCTAGATCACCTGTTGATACTGGGGCCTATGTGACTTCCCACAGCATTACCACAACTTCTGGTGCTGGACGATCTAGAACCTCTGAGAATAAGCCTCGTGGTCAAAATACTGGGGCAAAACAAGGAGAAGCCCTTGAGCAACTCTACTCGGATATTGCTGCAATCCCAGATGGTGCTACCAAGGTTTACATCAATAACAGATCGCCACACAACAAGGCTGTTGAATTTGGTGCTAATTGGACAAGGGATGGCCACTACGTTTATCAGACTGTCCAAGGAAGGGCTGGGGAACACCTTGCCAGTGCTATCGCCAAAGTGAGGAGTAGAGAGTAATGAGCATTATCAATGATATTCGTGCTTGTCTCGACACTCATTTGACTGGCACTGCAGGTATCCCGACTATTGCAAGGCAGAACGTCCCTTTTGAACCTACAACGGGTACTGCTTTCGTTAAAGCAACCCTTGTTCCGACACTTCGTCGTCCTGCTGTTCGTGGTTTGAACCCACAAAAGAGATATGATGGGTTCTACAACATCCTAATCTGCACCCCCGAAGGTTTGGGAACTGGTGCTGGTTATGATATTGCTGATACTTTGTTGTCCCGATTTGATGCAGGGACGGACATTACCTACAATGGTTACACAGTCTCCATTGAATATGCAGAGGTTGGTACGAGTTATCTAGACTCACCTTTCTATTGCACCCCTGTCGCAATCGCATGGTACATCTATGGAGCCTAAGTTAAATGTATAAAGCTATTTCTAATTTCGCGTTTGTAGGTAATACCTACTTCATTGGGGATGAGGTTCCAGAGAGTGTGGCCTCCCTCTTGGCTGATCGGGAAGATTTGTTCGAGACCGTCAAGGCCGCTACTACCACCAAACCTCAAAAATCCAATATCCTTGAAGGAGAATAAATCATGGCCTTTGCACAGGGTTCGCGCTCTAGCCTCGCTTATATTGCTGAAAGCACTTTCGGCACTACCCCCTCTACCCCCACCCTTGCTAACCTTCCAATCAACAGCCACTCGCTTGATCTGACCAAGGATCGTGTGGAAGGCAACGAAATCCAAGCTGACCGTATGCCTCGTGTTGACCGTCATGGCAACCGTCAGGCTGGTGGTTCGATTGAAGTTGATCTTCGCAAGGGCGACTTTGATTCTCTGATGGAATCGGCCTTCTTTAGCACCTTCTCGACCAACGTCCTGAAAGTTGGCACCACCCCGAAATACTTCTCTATGGAAGATCGTGCTGCTGATATTGGTCAGTATCGTCTCTTCAAGGGTATGGCTGTTTCGACGTTTGGTGTTTCGATTGCTCCGAACCAGATGGTCACTGGCACCTTCGATATGGTTGGTAAGGACATGACCCAATCGTCTTCGTCGGCTACTGCCTCGCCCATCACGGCTGCTTCTGCTAATGCTCCCTTCGACAGCTACAGCGGCGTTATCTCGGACGGTGGTTCGGGCATTGCTATCGTGACTTCGCTTGAGTTCTCGCTGTCCAACTCGCTGGCTCCTACGTTTGTGGTTGGTGCTTCGACCACCCCGCAGTTGGAATATGGTCGCGCTGTTGTTGAAGGTACGATGACTGTCTACTACGAAGATGCTACGCTCATCAACAAGTTCCTGAATGAAACCGAATCGACCATCGAAGTTACTGTGGACGATCCTACGGGTTCCTCGGACTACACCTTCCTGTTCCCGCGTGTCAAGTACAATGGTGCTTCTGTCCCTCTGGCTAACCCCCAGTCGCGTCTGATTACTCTGCCCTTCGTGGCTCTATATGACTCGACCGAAGGCACCAACATCAAGCTGACCCGCTCGGCCTAATAGAAATCCCCGTAAGGGGTAGGGGCGAGAAAATCTGTGTCGGGCGGAAATCTCGCCCCGTCTTTAATAAAACCCGACACAACACCCGACAACCACAAAGGATACCCGACATGGATTTGCTGAAAATTGGTAAACCGAAAGAGACTACCGAAGTCATTCTGTACCACCCCGTTACCTCGGAAGTGTTGACAAATGAAGACGGGTCTAACATGACTATTACTGTGCATGGCCCCTATAGCAAGAAGTACAAAGCTATTGCTCATGCACAACAGAACCGTCGCCTTGCCAAAGCCCAACGTGGTGGTAAGATGACGCTTTCTGCTGAGGAGATTGAAAACTCGGCTATGGAACTTCTGGTGCAATGTGTTGAAGACTGGGCCATCACTCTTGGTGGTACTAAGCCTAAATGCACGGAAGCCAAAGTGCGAGAAGTCTTCACTCAGTTGCCTTGGGTCAAGGACCAAGTTGACGCTGCGCTTGGAGACGCTCAGGCTTTTTTGGAGAAGTAAGATTAGCCCTTCTGGACTATGCTCAGAAAACCTTTAGACTGGATCGTAAAGTCAAAGGTTCTAAAGCAACAGAAAGGGATCACCTAGAGCAAGTGGCTAAACAGTTAGGGAAGAGTGTGGAGGAACTTGAGGACCGTGAGGACAACCTTGAGGAACCTCCCACCTTCCCTGATTTAGCTTTGCATATTTGGGCTGCTTTCTTGGAACTACACAATGGTAGAACCTACAACATGAGTGGCCCAAATCCAATTTCCTATGACACAATCTACTTTTGGTGTCATATGATGGGTATTGAACTGACACCTTGGGAGATAGGTGTTATCAAAGACCTAGACAATATTTATATTAGAGCGATGGGTGAAGAGAATGGCTGACCTTGGAACTATTAGTATCCTAGTTGATGTTAGGGGTCAACCCATTGTTAAGGAACTTGCGACTAACCTCAGCAACGTTGCCAAGGAAGAAGTTAAGGTTTCTGCTGCTACTCAGAGGGTGATGGCAGACTTCAAGCGTATGCAACAGATTACTGCTATGCTTAAGAAAGACACTGATGCCGCTTCTGCATCTTTCCAAAGGTTTTCTGCAAAAGAGTTGCAACAAGCCTCTCAACGTATGCAAGGTTTTGAATCTTCCCTAGCTAACACTCGTCGTGGTATGGGCCAGATGGGCATGGCCACGCAGCAAGTTGGTTATCAGGTTGGTGACTTCTTGGTTCAAATCCAATCTGGCACTAACTTCATGGTGGCTTTTGGGCAGCAAGCAACACAGTTGGTGGGTATCCTCCCCGCCTTCTCTAAACAGTTGGGTATGTCTGTAGGCTCTTTGATTGGTATCAGTTCTGTACTAGGTATTGTCATTCCTTTGGCTACTGCTATCGGTGCAGCCTTTATGAGAACTGGGGAAGACGCTTCTGGTGCTTCTGAGGGTCTTGATGCTTACCAAAAGGCTTTGGAAGGTGTAAAATCATCCATTCAAAGTACACAAATTGAACTTGATAAGTTGACTTTTGGTACAGAAGACCCAGTTATGGCCGCTGCCTTAAAGGCTTTGGAACAAGCTGAACAAGAA